ATCCTTCAATCCATGAAGATCCTAATTTTCCTATCTCTACACCCAAATTGCCATCAAATATGTTTGATCCTCCTGGGGATCCCATAATTCCTTGTGCTTCTTGCCATCCATTTGATAAAGATGAATTGAATGTTCCTCCAAGTCTTATATAAATAGTTGGCGCAGTTACTCCAGATATCATCTCTCCTTTAGGATTGTAGAAAGTAAACTTGGCCATAGGCGTTGTAAAATCTCTATTACCAAAATCACCACCAAAAACTAAAGGGCCTGTTGCTGGATATCCAGATTCTCCCGACGTGACAGTTCCAAATATAGATGTTGCCACTAATTATACTCCTATTTAATATTTTTTTATAAACTATTTATGTCATATAAAGGTAAATTTAAACCAAAAAACTATAAAAAATACAAAGGCGATCCAACTAAAATAATCTATCGCAGTTTGTTGGAAAGACGATTTATGGTTTATTGTGATGATACTGCATCAGTTCTTGAATGGAATTCTGAAGAGGTTGTCGTTCCGTATATCTCTCCAGTTGATAATAGATATCATCGTTATTTTGTTGATTTTTGGATGAAATATCAAGATAAAGACGGACAGATTAAAATTGTTTTAATTGAAATAAAACCGGCAGTACAAACTAAACCCCCGCAAGTAAAACATACTCCCACAGGAAGACCAACTAGAAGATTTCTTAATGAAGTTACTACTTGGGGTGTCAATCAAGCAAAATGGAAAGCTGCAGAAGAATACGCAAAAGATAGAAAATGGGAATTTAAAATAATCACCGATAAAGATTTAAGATATAAATAAGCGTATGGCAACAATATTCGATAATATATTAAAACAAGGCATTTCTAAAGGAATCGTGCCCGCAAAAAGCGGTGCTGCGAGAACTTGGTATAGGAATGCTGCTGTAAGATTATTGTCAAATACGACTGCAAATTCTTTTGAAAAAAGAATGGACGGTTCTAGAAAAACTTCCGAAATGGAATATGGATATATGTATGCATTTAAATATGATCCAAAAATGAAAAAAGAACTTCCATACTATGATACATTTCCATTAATATTTCCCGTCAAATTTGAAAATGACGGTTTTTTGGGTATAAACTTTCATTATCTTCCTTATATTTTAAGAGCGAAGTTAATGGATGCATTATATTCAAATTTAACAAATAAAAATTATGATGAAACAACAAGAATTAAAGTTTCATATAGTATTTTACAATCTGCTTCTAAGTATAGATATTTTAAACCAACGCTTAAAAAATATTTAAGAAGTCATGTTCGTTCTAACTTTTTAGAAATTCAAGTAAATGAGTGGGATATTGCTTTATTTTTACCGACAGAATCATTTAAAAAAGCAGACGCTGGTCAAGTTTGGGAAGAGTCTCGTAAAAAAATAGGAAAAACATAAATGGCTTCATCATTTAGTCTAACAAATTTTAAAGAAAATATTAAAGCATTAGTTCGTCCAAATTATTTTCAAGCTAGGTTATATGGTTATACAAAAGTTGCTGGTGGATTAGATGGAACTCTACAAAATATAGATAATACTTTTAGTTTTAGATGCGAAAAAGCTGAATTTCCTGGAAGATCACTTGCGAGTGTAGATGATGCTGTTGGTGGCGGGCCAACATTAAAATTACCATATGATGTAACATATAATGATATTACACTATCAATTGTATGTTCTGAAGATATGATTGAACGTAAGTTTTTCGAAAACTGGATGGATAGAATTATTGGTGCAGCTGGGGGTAGATTTTCGGGTCTTATTTCATATTATGAAGACTATGCTCTAGGAGTTAGTCTTTCGGTACAGCAATTAAATGCTAAAGGTGATCCACTTTTTTACTGCGTTTTGTATGATATATATCCGATAGCAATAAGTCCTATGAATGCAGCGTGGGAAGAAACTAACACTTATCAAAGATTTAGTGTTACGATAGCATATCGTTACCATAAATATAATTTTGCTGGAAATGATTTTGTTGTTGCATGAAATTTTTTATTAATTTATCTTTTGGAGAAAGATTATGAGTTTACCTAAAATTAACACACCAATTTATGATTTGATTTTGCCATCAAATGGAAAAACTATGAAATATAGGCCATTCTTAGTTAAAGAACAAAAAATTCTTTTAATTGCTATGGAATCCAATGATCAAAAATCCATCATGAATTCCATTAAACAGATTATCACCAACTGTTCTTTAGATCCTATTGATACTGATAAACTTCCAATTTTTGATTTAGAATACTTTTTTATTAAATTGAGAGCAAAATCTATTGGAGAAGAAATTGAATTGAATCTGCGTCATCCGACTGGATATAACTCAAAGGGCGATGTTTGTGATCATATTACTAAAAGATCTTTGAGTCTTTTGGACGTTGAAGTTCAAAGAACAAAAGATCATGAGGATAAAATCATCTTAGATGAAGAGTCAAAAATTGGAGTTAAATTTAAATATCCAACATCAGAATTTACGTTGTCGATTGAAGATTCTGAGGAAATGAATCAATTAGATTTAGCGACAACTGCAATCGTAAATAGTATCGATTATATTTTTGATAATGAAAATGTATACAAACGCGACGATTATACTAAAGAAGAATTGATCGATTTTATTGATAATTTGTCTCAAAAACAATATGAAAAATTATCATCATTTTTTGAAACAATGCCAAAATTAAAACACGAAATTAAGTGGAAGTGTTTGGGATGTAAGCAAGAAGATCATATTGTGTTGGAGGGACTTTCAAATTTTTTCGAATAGCATTAGGTCAAGATAGTCTTGTAAATTATTACAAGACAAATTTTGCTTTAATGCAACATCATAAATATAGTTTAGATGATTTAGAGAACATGATGCCCTTCGAAAGGGACATTTATATACTATTAATTTCTCAGCATGTTGAAGAAGAAAATGAAAGGATTAAAGCTCAGAGTAAGGGTAGATAAATGTCACAAAAACATAAAACAGAAGACTGGATGAATAGCAAATGGAGACCAATGATGGGTTGGTCATATATGGTAACATGTATTGCTGATTTTGTTATTTTTCCAGTTCTTTGGTCAGTTCTTCAAGCAATACTGCATGGAAATGTTTCTAGTCAATGGAATCCAATCACACTTCAAGGCGCTGGATTATATCACTTGGCGATGGGTGCTGTACTAGGTGTAGCTGCTTGGAGTCGAGGTCAAGAAAAAATTGCTGGTGCCAGTACATTTTCGACAGCAGTTGATTATCAGCCATCAATTCAACAACAAAGTTCTTATGTCCCTGAAATGACACCTAATCATGTTGTTTCTACAGATAATACTAAACATGAACGGCCAGTAGTTAAGCCGCCTAAAATAAATTCAGATCCAGATTCAGTTTTAGAGCGTAACTAATAATGGCAAATAACTACGCAAAAGCGTTAGGTCAAGTAGCTAAAGAGTCTGTTAAAGATACTGTCGGCGGATTCGCTAAAGGCATAAAAGGTGCAGCATTATCTGAGATGCCTGGCATTACTTCTATGTACGGTTTTGTAAAAAACATTCAAGATCGTTCGAATAAAATAGCGGAAAGTTCAGTAAAAGAGCAAAAAAAGACTAATTTGATTAGTACTGATATGCTTAATCAGCTAAAATATCTAGTTGATATGCAAAAGAAAACAGCAATGTTTGCTGAAGAAACTGATAGAGAAAAAGCCCAAAGAGATAAAGAATTACTTGATGCAATTAAAAATTTAAAATCGTCTAATGGTAGAGGTGGAAAAGATTCGTTAGAAAAAAATGATAAAGGATTTTTAAGTTCTTTACTTGATAGTATATTTGAGAATGGCGGAGTAATAAAAGGTATTGCTGGAGCATTGGGTGCAGTGGCCGCCGGAGTGGTTGGAAAAAAACTTTTAGGCAAAGCTATTGGGGGAGCAGCGTCCTCCGCTGGAGGAACTCTTTCCAAAGATGCTGCTGGGAAAGTTTTAAAAGGTGTCGATAGGGCTCCCCGAGGTGCAGGATCCTCCGCTGGAGGAACTCTTTCTAAAGATGCTGCTGGGAAAGTTTTAAAAGGTGCCGGTGGAATTGGTGAAAAGTTTGCTACTAAAGAAGTAGCAAAAACTGGCGCTAAACTTTTAGCTAAAGGGGCATTAAGATTTGTTCCTGGTCTTGGTTGGGCTTTATTAGCAGCCGATGTTGCTGAAGCTGGTACTGAGGTATACAAATATTTTAAAGGGAAAAAAAATTCAAATTCTCCAGATGATTTTGGTAGTTTTGATGCTGGTGCTGGAGCTGGATGGGACGCACAAAAACCTATCAAGGGAATGTTTGATAAGGGGCCAGCTAGAGGAAGAAGAGCTGGAGTTCCTCTTGACAATGCCAAAAATGTTGATGCTACAACATTCATTACAGGAAAAGAGGGGTTTGCACCAAAAGCATATCGCGATACCAATAGAGTTGCTATTGGATACGGACACAATTTTACAGATTCTGAACTTAAAGCTGGAGAAATTGATTTAGGTAATGGTAATAGAATTAAAATTTCTGGTAAAGATGGTGCAGATACTACAATAACACAGGATCAAGCAAAATTATTATTTGATAGAGACATTAAACAATACGAAAGAATTGTTATTGGTGCTATTGGTCAAGAAGCATATAACAAATTAAATGCAAATCAAAAAACAGGAATTTTAAGCTATGTTTATAATACTGGTTCAATTCCTAAGGGTTTTGCAGAATCTATTAAAGCCGGAAATTATGCAAATGCTGCAGCATCAATTAGAAATGGCATTTCTAATGTTGATCCTAAAAAAGTTAAAAATTGGAGCGATAAAAAACTAAACCAAGTTAATGAATCACTGAAAAAAAGAAGAGTCGAAGAAGCGAATCTTTTCTCTCCAGAAAATTCTGAAAAAGGATCTATTGCTGGTGATACAAATAAAACAAGAGATGATATAAAATCTGCACTAACAAAAGGTGCTCCACAATCCAGAAGCACTGGTAGTG